CAAAGTAATTCAGCAAGACGGCGACCGGCCTTCTAAAGTCAGAGCAATTAACGAATACAATAAGCTCGGGGGACGTATAATCTCAAAGGAAGTACATGCGCACGCATTTATGAACGACGATATGTCAGACGCGGAGCTATTGAAACGCGTTGAGGAGCAAAAGAAGTTCTTTACCAAGCAATAATCTTATAGTCGCCTATGAAAAATGATAAGAATGAAGTAATGCAGGGAACAATAGTAGCAGCATTTATTTTTGTAGTCCTAGCAATTATGTTGTTGGGACTAATGGCAACCGGACTCTACGGAGTCGGACAGCTTGTAGAGAACAAGACCGGCTCACTGTCTCTTGAAGACCGGTGCGAGTTTGTAATTAAGACAAGTGGAGAAGCATTTAATATTAGCGAACCAAACGCGGGTACGTTCAAGTACGAGCTCTACGCAACGCCAGACGGGTATGTTGAGGTTTGGAAATGTAATAACTTTTAGTATGGCAAAACTACTTCAACACAACATAGAAGCAATACACCGGCTTAAAGTAATCCAGAAAATACCGGTGGTAGTATTCACTCGAGACGAACTGTCAGAGGAAACACTACTGCCGTCCGGTAACTTTGAGATATTTTGGTATGCAAACATAGACAACACCTACCACGGAGCAATGGAAGTAATTAGTGATCTAAATGATATTGAGCGCGACGTTGAGATTATGCTCAAATCAGCAGAGGACTTTATCCTTACTAAAATCTAATATGCAACTAGTAATCAACCCAGACCATACCAAGAAGCAAGGTATCTATGCAGTATCAGCCCGAGCCAAACGCTCCGACATTCCCCTAGCGGCTCGTATGGTGGCTTACTGCGACCAGTCCGAGGAAGAATGGGCAGCTAAATACGATATAAAAGCCTGGGCAATGGCTCAAGCGCAGCTATGCGAGTCAACTCGACCGTTGCGTATCTTTGTAGTACACCCGTCTCTATTGGAAGGAAACCCCAAGAACGCCAAGTTTCCGGCTCGAGCGATATTCAATCCAGTGATACTGGAAGCTGAGAAGGAGCTTATCACTTATAAGAACGTCCGGAAGACAGTTACAAATGCCAAGACAGGGAGACGTGAGATACACGACCGAGTTCCGGAGCGGTGCGCGTCACCAAACATTTTCGAGCCAGAGGAAGGTTGTATGAGCTTTACACACCGGAAGCCCAAGAAGGTGCAGCGGGTATTCCGTATGACAGTGCGCTACTGGTACCCACGACGTATTCTCGGGTTCTGGGTATTGTGGCGCGTGACGGAGCAAATAGAGGGCTTAAAGTCTCAAATCTTCCAGCATGAGATACAGCATATGGAGGGTGAGAATATATTTCACGCTAAATAATGAAAGAGAAAGACCCACTACACGAACTGAAACTACTGGACTATCGTATGCAAAACGAGAAGTACCGGTATTACGAACCTTCCGGAGTAGCGGAGGACTTTTCTAACGCGTTTGGTAGTGGTGATTACTTTGTTCTATTCTTGAGTGCAGCCAACGGTGTAGGTAAGACAGCACTGGCGACGAACATTCTAGCTAATCTATTCTTTGGTGGTAACAATACTTGGTTTTCCGGTGGACTATTTGATAAGTGGGACTTCCCCAAAGCAGCTCGTATTGTTACAGAGTCAGACCTAGTGGAGAAAAACATTGTGTCCCAAATCCGTGACTGGTTCCCAAAGGGTAAATACACGTCACGTAAAGGAGGAAAGCACTATGAGTCTATCTTTAAGACTGACACCGGCTGGGACTTGGACATTATGACGTATGACCAGGACGCAAAGCAGTTTGAGGGTGTAACTCTTGGACTCGCATGGCTAGATGAACCACCACCGGAGCACGTGCTCAAAGCTATCATTTCTCGTATGCGTAAAGGAGGGGTTATAATAATAACAGCGACTCCTATTTCCGGTTCCGCTCACTTGTACGATATGTTCGCCAAGGGAGAAGTAGAAACTCAAGTAGTGTTGCGGGAAGGAGACGACCCAGTGACAGTGAAGCGTAAGGTATTCCACTTAACAGCAGACGTGGAGTCAGTTTGTAAGGAGCACGGCATACGAGGACACCTGGAGCACGAACACATAGCTCAAATGGTAGCTGAGTACCCCGAAGACGAACGACAAGCTCGAGTTTACGGTAAATTCCAACACCTAATAGGACTTGTGTATAAAAAATGGGACAGACAAATTCACGTAATAGAGCCATTCGCTCTCGACCCGAAAGAATGGTGCGTATATCACTCACTCGACCCGCACCCACGTAACAGTGACGCTGGTATTTGGGTAGCGGTGAATAGCCAAGGCCAGTTTATTGTAGTTGATGAATACTGGAAGAACCCAGACTCCGTAAAGGATATGGTGTACGACCTTAATAAAATCGACGTGCAGTTCCGCATGGAAAAGCCTTACATATGTGACCCGAGTGCTTTTATTGAAGACCAGCACACTAAAAACTGTCTAGGGTCTATGCTATCCAAGGAAGGACGACCGTATATCGAAGGATCGAAGTTTCGTACAGCTTCTAACCAACGTATTGCAGACGCTCTGGACTGGAACAAACATAACGATGAGTTTATAAAGAAGCCGGAGCTCCTAGTATTCTCTACCTGCAAGCAGACTATATGGGAAATTGAGCACTGGAGGTGGCAGGAGTGGCGCGGTAAGACCGGTATGGAGCGGAACCGGAAGGAAGTACCTATTGATAAAGACGACCACCTTATCGAAGCTCTAGGACGTATTCTTATCCAGGAACCACAGTTCCGTGAGTACGCGCCCAAGATGTACGGTATGGAGGGAGTTCAAACTATGAGTTCAGACGACCCGTATGCTCAAGCATGACCAGCCACAAAGTGACATACAGATAGACTTCTGTTCCGGTTGCAGCAAAGAGATATTTTTAGGTGATTACTACTTATCTTTGAAGGAGTCAACGCTATGTCAAACTTGCGCTGGAGGTGTTATAATAGAGCCGGTATAACGAATCGACCCGTTATACTTTGCTGGGGCAGAAACTTTTACATTGAAGAACCACGACCTCAACTGTTGTGGTTCTTCTTATTGTAGAGTAGTTGTAGAGCAATTGTAGAGTAGTTCGAGTCTCTCACCGCTCCTGGGCTATGGTAGAATAGAACTATGAATAATTCATATTGTAATCACTCTAAAACTATGGCTATGTAGTGCGTTTATTATAACCGCGCACATATACATAGAATATATGAGCAAAGGAAAACACAAGGACTACTCGAAAGCTCACCGTGTCGAGTATAAAAAACGTTTTAAGGAACGTTACGGAATGACTCACGAAGAATGGGCGAAGTTCAAAAAGAACACTCCCAAAGAAGTTGTTGCAGAAGTCCGGAGGAGAGCTACTATAAATCAATAGACCTGCTATACTAACCATGCGCGTCACCGAGAGGTGGTGCGTTTTTGGTTATCCACAACCATAGTGTCGACTCCGACGATATGGTGCCTTGGTTCTATGTTATACTTGTTGGTGAATGTCTCTATCACAATCACAATTGAATACAAGAGTAGCTGACCCAGCTCACGGGGAGGCATTCACTTACCTTTGGGTTGGCTACTCTTGTACTCAAACAACACTGAAACCACGTTTTTCCTGACGTGGCTTTTTTGTAGCAAATTTCTGTTTGGGCTTCTCGAATAAAAACATAGTCCACCAAATTGTTACTGGTTTGGTTGGTAAAACAATGAATTAAAATTAAATTTTAATGGTTCTCTAGGTGAGTATTATATTGTTTTACCAGCCGAGTCCGGAATAGAAGTTCTAGTTAAGGTTCATATGCGAAAGCACGGAAAACAAGTTGCCGACTCTTGCCGTGCCGTCTGGTATGCACCGTAACAACGATCGATTACTTACAGTTTGATATAAAGAAATTCTCGTCGCCGTTATTAAGCAATAACTAACAAAGAGAATGGAAGGACTCATCTTGTAAAGTAAAAAGCTACCAGTTTCATAGAAAGAAAATAAATAACTCCTTACCTTAAGGAAAAGTCGGCCTGTGCCTTATCAACAAATAAAGAGTTTGCGTTTTTGACTTTTCGTGCTTTGTACGTGTTACAATATAGCTACGCCAACCCCGTGAAAAAGGAGTCGTCTAGTAATGACGATATTTTCATATGGTTACCCCTTCAACAAAAAACAAGACAAAAAAAGAAAACAAATACGAAGCTCCTGAAAAGGAGGACGTTGTAGACTCTGAGGAAGACACCGAAAAAACAGAAGATAAGAAAGGTATGCCGGACTTTACTTCACTAGTTAAGCAGACCACTTCCGAGTGGGAGCAAGGCTGGTGGTTTATGAAGCCAAAGTGGGACGAGTGGGGACTCCGGCTCAAACTATATAATAATCAGAAGCGAGATAAGGAAAGCGTGGGTGACACTACAATGTTTTCTGTATTCCAGACTATTCTTGCTTCACTATACGAAGACACACTTGCAGCAACTTTTTCACCGCGCGAGGTAGGAGACGATGAGATTGCAGAAAACCTGGAGCTTACTGCAAACTACGACTACGACATCATGGAGAAGGACATTATCGACTATGAATGGGACTGGGAAACCCTGTTCTTTGGACGTGGCTTGCTTTGTACAATGGACTTTGACGAGGACACACTGACACCTTCACCTTACGTTTGGAACCGAATGGTTACTGTACGTGACCCCGAAGCTGCTAACGTAGCTGGCGATCGAGCCGGTCGCGGTGCTTCACGGTTCATTTATCGAGAGATACGAATGACCAAGCAGCAATTGGAAGACGCAGGTAATTACTTTGACTATGAAAACATCAAGGCTGCTACCGGAAAGAACGACACCAAGAGCCCACTAGACCAATACATGCGCGATACAGCGGAAGCGGCTGGATTAAGTAACATCACAAGGTTCTCAAACGTTGACGGCGAGAACGCTACTCTACGGCTTCGAGAAGGCTTTACGTTTTGGAACGGCAAGCTTTGTTTCGTTACACTAGCTGACGACGGACGCAAGGTTATCCGATACCAGGAGCTCGACCGGAAGAAAATTCCTATTGTAGACCGTGTGCTATTCCCAGTACCAAACCAGTTCGACTCACCTTCTATTCCAGACTTCACCGAAGATAAACAACGTGGACGCGCGGTGGCTCTTAACCTATCTTTGAAGTCAGTCAAAGCAAACCTACACCCGATGTACTTGTTCGATAAAACAAAAGTAGACGAACGACAAGACTTTAACTTTGCCTTTAACAAGTTCATTCCGGTAGAAGGAAACCCAAATGCTGCAGTAGTGCCGATGAATAAAGACCGTATCAACTCTGACGTGTCTTTCATTATGGATACTTTGGCTCAATCAGCCGAACGTGCCACCGGTACTCCTGATATTAAGCAAGGAGCTTCACCAGACGGAGACACAACAGCCACACGTGACACTCTAGTAGCTCAAGGAAGCGATAGTCGATACGGACTAGCCGCTCGAGTGTTTGGGTGGAGTGAGAGACGATTCTGGCAAGAATACTACAATCACCTAAAGGAAAACATGGACGAAGGTGTGCATGAAAAAATGGTGCATATTGTTGGTGCTCTTGGAGCTTCATGGCGGCCATTCAAGAAGAAAGACCTAGTAGTCGCAGAGGGACACAAAGACCCAAACATTAAGATTGAAAGTAAGGCAGTTGCAGAAGCACGTCGGTTCAATGACTCAAAGCTGTTCCGAGACTACCTCACACTGGCTGCAGCAGACCCTACAGCCCAGCTACGCGCCGGTATGCGGCACTATGGCAAGCTTATTGGCATGAAGACTGACCTTATCGAGCAAATCTACCCACCTACAATCGACGAACTACGCGCAGAGGAGGAAAACAAGATGATAAACGAAGGCACAAAGGCTCTAGTAATGGCAGAAGACGACCACTACATGCACTTACAAATCCACAATAAGTTGGGTGACTCACCGGAGAAGCTGGCTCACATGAACGCTCACAAGCGAGCTCTCATTCTGCAGAAGGTAAATCCGGAAATGGTGCCCCAGGCAGACCCACAGACCACCGGACTCGCTCAAGCAGACCAGCTTACTAATCCAGCGAGGGAAGGTGCCGCCGCTAAACGCCAATTGCCAGTCTAATTAAATGCTTATGGCTTATAAAAAGAAAACAGTAAAAACAAATCTAGTTCCACAATGGGACTTAAGCAAGCCGTTCGACCTTACTGACGTTTCACAGGAAACCCTGGAAGGCTACGTTTTCTACCTTAAAGAAATGCTTAATAGTGGAGGTTGGAAGTTTATGTCTCAAGTGCTGGACGGTAATAAGTCTCTATTGGAGCAGCAAATCGTTACAAAGCAGGATTTTGAGACTAAAACACCACTTACAGATGAGCAGGTAGACGTTTTACGTATGCAACACGCGCAAATCGTTCAACTTACAGAAATGCCGAAAAGGTTGATTAAGCAGTACGAGAAACCGGAAGACGCTCAAGGAGAAATCGAGTACGACCCTTACTCGAATACCGGAGTAAAGGATAAAGACGTAATCAGTGCAGGAGTTATGAGTGATACGACATAGGCTCGCAAAGGGAAGTTTGTTCGGGGTTGGCGACGCTCCTTCTCAAGCTTCCCCCTGCGAGTCCGTGTCGGACTCAATCCTACTCAAAAGAGTAGAGCGCAATTCCTACAAGTCAGTTTTAACCCGTTTTCTAACTTGTAGAGTGCTTAAAACCAAAAAATTATGACGGAGAATAACAACACCGGAGACGAAGCCGCAGAAGACGTACCCGAGACGGCAGAGGAAACTACTGCCGAACAAGCCGACGCTGCAGAGGACAACTCAAGTGAGTCCGACGCTGCAGAAAAAGGTGCTGCGGACGAAGCCGAAGTTACCGAGGACGACGCGGACGAGGAACCGCCAGTGCGGAAACCGAAGACCAACGCGGACTGGGTTGCAAAACGTCGAGGTGACAAGCTTAAGAAGAAGCAAGAAGCCGACGACGACCAGCAGGGGGAAGACGACGAGTCCGACGAGGACGACGTTGACGATGAGGACGCCAAAATTATTGACAGACGCATTGCACGCCAGCTTGCACCCCTTCAAGCGAAGGAGTACACGCAGGAAGTAAAAGCAGAAATTGATACGTTTGTAGCGGACAACCCCGACTTCAAACCCTTTGCAGCGAAAGCCGCAAAGTGGGCAGAACACCCAGACTACAAGAACTTACCCACCAAACAACTCATGTTTGCCGCAGCCGGAGACAAAATGCTTATGATAGGCGCGACACGGAAAGCAGCAGCAATCGCAAAGGCAAATAGTACCAAGACCGGTGCAAATGCTGGAGGAGAAGCAGGAGGTAAGAAATCAGTAGCAGATATGTCGGACGCCGAGTTTGAGCAAGAAGTAGCTCGGGTGAAGACGCAACCAAGGAACTAAATTATTCAATTATTCAAAAAAAACGTTTATGGCAACTACAACACGAACGCAAATTCCAGCAGAAGTAAACAACTTCTACTCTCGAACTTTGCTCATGCGTGCAGTACCACTTTTCATTCACACGAAATATGGACAGGTGCGTGATATTCCACAGAACAGTGGAACGTCAACAATCAAGTTCCGTCGATACGGAAACCTCGCGGCAGCTACAACCGCTTTAACAGAAGGAGTAACTCCAGCCGGTTCACAAATGAGTGTTACCGACATTACTGCCACAGTCGCGCAGTACGGAGACTTTGTTACTTACAGTGACGTTGTAGATTACGAGTCACAAGACGCGGTTCTTACAGAATTTGCCGAAGTGCTCGGAGATCAAGCCGGAGATACACTCGACCAATTGGCTCGAGACGTACTCGCTGCCGGTACAACAGTTGTATGGGTAGGGCAAAGCTCTCGTGGAGCTATTACAGCTTCAAACCTTATTACTGCTACAGAAGTACGTAAAATGGTTCGAACTCTTAAGAACAACAAAGCTCGACGAGTGACTCGTATGGTTGCAGCTTCAACCGGTATCGCTACCGAACCAGTCGCACAGGCATACATTAGTATTGTTTCACCGGACACAACATTCGACCTACAAGACGAGACAGGTTGGGTACCAGTTGAAAAGTACAGTGCAGCTATGAGCGTCATGGAAGGTGAAGTTGGTAAGTTGGGTGACGTACGATTCGTTGAAACACCAAACGCAAAAGTGTTTGAGGGAGCGGGAGCTTCAAGTATCGACGTTCACGCGACTCTCATCATGGGTATGGAAGCTTACGGAGTATCACGTATTAGCGGAGCAGCGTTGCAAAACATTGTGAAGCCACTTGGTTCTTCCGGAACTTCCGACGCATTGAACCAACGAGGTACTACAGGTTGGAAAGGAACTTTCGTAGCGAAAATCCTTAACGACGACTTCCTCGGACGAATTGAACACGCGGTAACTGGATAGTAGTTGCCTTATTAAAGTGGTGGAGACACACGCCAACCCCAATTACTAGAAGGAGAATAATACAATTACTATGTCAGAGTACGCAAAATTGTCTTACGGAGAACGGCAAACTGAATTAAAGAAGCTTGGCCTGAGTGCCAGCGGAAACAGTGAAGCATTGCTTAAAAGACTAGAAGACTTCGTTCCAGGGGAAACTCCGGAAGAAGAAGAACAAGAAGACGAGGTAGCCGAAGAAGATAGCGTGGAAGCTGTCGAAGAAACGGAGCCTTCAAAACCAGTGTCAAAGGCTAAAGTCTCCGACCAAGAAATCGTGAAGGGACTACGCACAGACGCACAGAAAATGAAGGAACACCTAGCTGGGCAGAAGAAGATAGCAATTATGATTCCACTAGAACCAGGAGTCTCACCAGAAATCGGAGAGAAAATTCCATTTATAGTGAACATGAACGGCTACCGGCTTTCTATCAAGCGAGGTACCTACGTCGAAGTACCAGAGCAAGTTGCTCAAATGATTATGGAACGACTCCAAAGTGAAGGTACGGTTGGACGAGAGCGGCGAATTGACCGCGACGAAGACACTACCGCAGCACTTGGTTAATAACCGCTCCAAACCCTGTTCTGTTCCTCTTACGAGGGGAGCAGGGACAGGGTAAGGAGCTCCACAATAAATATGACAGGTGCCACATTCACAGCTTACATACGATACTTAACCAAAACTACCGCCAGTACATTGACTGACGCGGATATTCTCATGCTCGCAAATGTTGAGCAGGAATCTCTTGCAGAAGAAATAGCAACGGAAGTAGACGAGGGTTACTTCATCATGGAAGACAAGCGAAACCTTGAAGCCGGTATTAGAAATTATACGTACCCAACAGACTTCTTAAAAAGCGTTAAGTACGTTTCCGCTAAACTAGACGGCGAGAACACTGTATATCTACGCGAGGTGGACTTCGGAGACGCAGAAGTAGCCAACTATCCTTTAATGGAAGAAAGTTACCTTAAAGACGCGTACTCGACTAAACCACCCGCGTATATAAACGTAGGCACAGAAATAATGGTTCTCAGTGGAGATACTATAATTGACGTCACGGAAGGTCTTGTTATCCAGGGTGAGGTATACCCAGAAGCTCTTGTAGCTGCTGACTTGGTAGGGACAACACGTTTGTCTATTGCAAGTGGAACTTCTGCAGTGCGACTACCTCACGCTGCATACAAGCCTTTGGCGAAAATGGTATCCATTGCTTTCAAGACGTCGAAAGACAAACCGTTACCACTTACGGAAGACGAAAAGTTACTACCTATTGATAAAGCAAACTTGTGGAAAAAGCTCCGAGGAAGAAACGCAGTACGAGTTACTATTGGCTCAGTGCCTTACAACGACGGACAACAATATTAACGTAAACTTAAAAACAGTAAAAAACACTTATTATGGCAACTTTTGTAAAAATCAATGACTTTGTAGAAGCTCTTGCACACAAACTTCACGACCTAGAGTCAGATAGTCTCTCAATCGCACTTTCTAACACCGCACCAGGTTCAGAAAGCCCAGTACCAACAGCAGACGGCAACGGAGTGTTAGCAAACGTCACTCAAATCTCATACGCAAACCTTTCTTCTCGAGCGATTACAACTACTTCTAGTGCAGTAACTTCCGGTACGTACAAATTAACTCTTGACGACCTGGTACTGACAGCCAGCGGGGGAGCAGTAGCCCAGTTCCGGTACGTGTATATCTTCAATGACACAGCAGCAGGTAAGGAGCTTATAGGATATTACGATTACGGAGCAGCAGTTGATCTAGCAGACGGAGACACCTTTACTATCGACTTCGACGGAGCAGCCGGAGTATTAACACTTGTATAGTATGAACATTTCAGAATACAAAACAACTACTCTGGCTCGAAGCGATGTCTTTGACATTGTCGGACTCGAAGCGGTAGAAAACATGCCAAATCCAGATAAAACAAAAGGTGGGTATGTGCAGGTAGTACAAACAACCGAAACAGGCAGAAAGATTACCAAGTATGACGCTCACCTTATGCGCGAAGTTGACGGCTTAAAGAAGTTTGAGAAGGAGCACTTTGCGGTTATCAATGAAGGGGAGACTGACGAAGAAGTAGTCTTTACTCAGCCTAAAACAGTTGACCGTTCCGCGCGGGTAGCGAGCCAACTGGAGCGATACATCAATAACCTGCCGTACTTGAATGTCTCAGACATGGAGATTGACGGTGAAGCTAAAAATGCCCGATTCACTGCCCTGAAAGACAATGGTGACAGCACCGCTACTGAAGTTGAAGTCTACGCGTATATTAAGAGAGTAAAAGACGCACCAAATGTCGAGGTACACGTAGAAATAACTAAATAAACGATGGCTCACGTTGCAACAATCACAATCGACTACACAAAGGTACCAGGTGATTTAACAGATTACGTGGGTCTTATTGTGCCTGACGGAAGTGCGGGGTATGCAGATTTATACGCCTTGTGCCTAGAAGGTGGTGGAGACATTCGCCTTTTCAAGAGTGACGATACTACTGAGCTGGCCAGAGAGATTGTTTCATTTTCAGTAACCTCAGAGACAGGTGAGATTCACTACAAATACTCTGGTACGTTAAGCTCCAGCGTAGATACAGACATACACGTGTACGCAGACGGCTCTAGTTCTGACTACGCGGTAGGGGCTACGTATGGACGTAATGCCGTGTGGGCTGATTATTCAGCCGTTTGGCACATGGGAAACTCCACAGATAGTACAGGGAATGGTAATACTCTTTCAGCAATCGGCGGGGTTACAATCGGTGGGGCTACGGGTAAGTTTGGGTCTGCGACTGATTTTGATGGGAGTGATGACCGTGTAACTGCCGCTGACGACGCTTCGTTAGATGTACTAGCAGGTGATTTCACTTTGCAGTCTTGGGTAAATCCTGACGTTGTAGGTTTTCAACCATACATGAACAAGGGTAGAAGGTCGGGGGGTAGACCAGCTTACAGTCTTGACTTGCATAGTGACGGACAATTAGGCTTTTTCTTACAAGACGACCTAAGCGGGTTTGTTGCACCTCTTGCCGGTTCATACTCCGCAGGAGCTTGGGTTCAACATATCACTACGTTTGATAGAAGTGCGAACGGTGAAATGTATGTAAACGCGACAAGTGTTGCTACCACCAGTATTATTGCTGAAAATGGTAGCATAAACACATCAGACACTTTTAACATTGGTTCTAGATTAAACTCTGATGGCTCTCCTTCTTCTTACTTCAACGGAAAAGTTAGTGAAGCGCGGTTACTAAAAAGCTTGCTTTCCGCCAACTGGATAACTACTGAATACAACAACCAAAACTCCTACAGCACCTTCTACAGCGTAGCAGCAGTCAGTGGAGTAATAGAGCAAGCACTCACTGCTACAGCACAGGCATCAGGTTTGATAGTAAAGCAGGTACAGCGAGACATCGAAGTGACGGCTCATGCAACCGCATCATTCATTCGGTCGGTCGGCCGAACGTTGCAAGCAACAGCGCAAGCGGTAGCATCGGTAGGTAAGACACTCGGGAAAGAACTAACAGTCACAGCAGGAGCGACAGTCACATTGCTGACAACACAGGTAAATCTAATAGTACTGTCAGTGACGGCACTGGCCAACGCATCACTAACGAAGCTGGCCATCAACACAGTGACTCTAGCTGTGACAGCCAGCGCAACAGTGAGTGTACATATACT